CAGTAAATGCAACATTTACAGTAGATGTAAGTGGTATAGACATGACAGCAACTCCTGGTAATTTAGGTGTATCAGGAACTGCGAGTGTAAGTTTATCAACTAATTTATTAACGATATCTGATTCATCAGCAACAGCAATAATTGATGTAACGGTACAGCCGACAGGAATAAATTTAACAAGTGCTATAAATTCGACAACTGTACAAGTAGATACACCAGTAGATTTAACAGGTTTTGCAATGACAATTAGCGAAGGTACTCCTGGATCTGTAGCTTGGTCTGACGTAGATCCTAATGTATCTAATACTTGGACTGAAGTTGATATTGCGGCATAATAGGATTATAATAGATATATGGCATCTACATTTTCAACAGATTTAAAATTAGAACTTATGGCAACCGGTGAGAATGCCGGTACATGGGGGACAAAAACAAATACCAATCTAAATTTAGTACAACAAGCAGTTGCTGGATATGAGTCTATAAACATAACTGCTACAACTGTAGCGTTAGCTATGAATGATGGAGCAATATCTCAAGCTAGAAATATGATACTTGATTTTGCAGGCACCTTAGCAGGAGCAACAAACGTAACTGTTCCAAACTCAATTGAAAAAATGTACATGGTAAAAGACAGTACAACTCATGGTACTAGCACTATTACTATGAAAACTGCAAGTGGCTCTGGATTTAATTTGTCAGAAGGTAAAGTTCACTTAGCATATTCCAATGGTACAAATTTAAGTAATGTAGATTTAAGCACATTAGGAGGAACTATAACGACAGCCTCAATAGCTGATAATGCTATTACAAGTGCTAAGATTTCTGACAATCAAATAATAACATCTAAAATTTCTGACAATCAAATAGTGACAGCAAAAATAGCAGATGGTGCAATTACGACTGCGAAGATTACAAACAATGCAATTACTTCTGACAAACTTTTAAGAAAATTTACAATAACAACTAACGTTACTCCAGCAGGAGGATCTGACGGAGATCTTTGGTTCGTTTATTCATAGGGGTTTAAATGGCTGAGACTTATGTTAGAAATTCTAGTGGCTTTCAACAGACAAATCAAATTTTTGTAAATGTAAGTGGTACTTATCAAGAGGTAAATGAAGCTTACGCTAATGTAAGTGGAACATATAAATTAGTATTTACAGCTTTTGAAGCAACTTCATTTGTTACATTAAGCTCTGGTTCTGGTACGTTTGCTGTGCCAAGTAACTCAAATGCATTACATATTCAAGCAGCAGTTGGTGGCGGTGGTGGAGCTGTTGGTGGAGCCGATTATGATAAAGCAGGTGGTGAATCAGCAGGAGCTGGTGGAGGATCTGGTGCATACGTTTCAGATAAAATATTTTCAGTAACAGGCGGAGAAACAATGACTTATTCAATTGGTTCGGCTGGTTCAGGAGCAGGTAAGGGATTTAGTGTTAGTGCCGGTAGTGGTACCTCAACAACTTTATCTGGTTCAAGTGCGGGATCACTATTTACCTTAACAGGAGGTGGCGGATCATCTGGAACAGGTGGAGGTGTCCAAGGGCCATTAAGAACAAATACTGCAGGAACTCCTGGATCTGCGACTGTAAGTTCAAGTATAAGCACAGGAACTTTTAGAGATTCTGACGGTGCAACTAAAAACGTAAACACAAACACCTCTGGCCCAGCAGGAACTTTTAATGATAGTGGTAATGGAGCTACAGGAAGTTTATCAGGATCTGGTAACTGTGGTGGTGATAACTGTAGAATAAGTGGGTTCTCAGGAGCAAATTCTTATGATGGTGGTATTGCTGGAGGAGGTGGCGGTAGTTCCTCTGGAGGAGGTACAAACGGAAGTCCAGGAACAAGAGGCTCTGGTGGTGGAGGTGGTGCTGCTCAGGTAAGCGGTGGATCTACTAATGGTGCTAATGGTGGCGATGGTGAGATAGTTTATAGATTTTTAAAAATCTTATAGTGTTTTTAGAACCTAAACTGATAATATTTAAAACTTTAATTAAATCAGTTGTCATAGATACCATCAAACCTAGACAATTTAATTTAAATCAAGATCTAATAGATACACTTAAAAAAGATATTAAAGAAAAAGGTTTGTTATGCCCTCTTGTAGTGCATGAAAACAACCAACTTTTAGACGGTCATCACAGGTATGAAGCTATAAAAGATTTTTGTACTTATACACACGCATATGTGGTAAAGGACAATGATATGGAAAAGTTATTATCTAAACTTAATAGCTATTTGTGGTTTGATTCATTAGGAACTCTTAATGACTAATTTAAGTAAATGGTTTGGATATCCAATATACATTTCGAAAATTAAAAATTATGAAGAAATAAATAAAGAAATATTACCTTATTTAAAAGAAAATGTTACAGCAACAAATTCTCAATACTCACGGACAACGGACATTAAAGCAAAAGATTTACAGAGTATTGATGATAATCTTCACACGGATGAAAGATTTGATAAATTATTTAAAGAAATACAACAAGTTATTATTGCAGCATTAGATGCACAACATTATAATTTAGAACTTTTTGAACTATACATTACAAAATCATGGGCTACATATTCTAATAAAGAACAATTCATTTCTTTTCATAGACATATGTCTAGCCATTTTAGTTTTGTGTATTATCCAGAAGCTATGGAACAAGGTAACCTTTTTTTTATAGACGATGATGCGCACAAGGTTGGTTTAAATATACCAAAGAGAGAACCCTATTTTAAAAAATGGGATGAGGTAAATTTTGCTAAAGCTGAGTATCCTGCACAGACAGGAAATATAGTAATTTTTCCATCTATGATATTTCATGAGACTGGTATTAATCAAAAGATAAATGCACGTATATCAATATCTGGTGATGTGTTGTTGACTATGAAAAAGGGTATAAAATCAGAACATAACATGCCCTCACCTACGACTTGGAAGAAGCTTTAACTTAGTGTAAAATACCCTATGCCTCTAACAAATGTAAAATTATTGCCGGGTTTTGATAAAACGGATACTCCATCTGGAGCAGAGGGCAGATGGATTGATGGAGACTTTGTCCGTTTTAGATATAATCAACCAGAAAAAATAGGTGGGTTTGCAGCTATTGGTCAACAAACAATATCTGGACCAGCACGTGCACAACACACTTGGACAGATTTAGAAGGTAGAAAGTACGGAGCTATTGGTACATCAAAAGTTTTATTAGTCTATTATGAAGATGCTTTTTATGACATCACACCATTAGACACGGCTATAACAGGAGCAACATTTACTTCAACAAATGGACAAGCCACAGTCACAGTTAATAAAGTTGGGCATGGATTGGTTGCAAGTGAATATTTTACTTTTACTTCTGTAACATTACCTGGAGGTGGTGCTACAGGTTACGCCACAACAGATTTCACAACTAACACTTTTGAAATAATTACTGCAACTGCAGACACATTTACAATAACAATGCCCTCTGTTGAATCTGGAACTGGTATGTCAACAGCAGGCTCAGCTACTATTAACCCATATATAGAAATAGGACCAGTTATCCAAACTTATGGTTATGGTTGGGGAACAGGAACTTGGGGCGGAAATGTTTCAGGTGCACAAACAACAACACTTAATGGTGCTTTGTTAAATGATGCAAATGGTACAGGTGGTTCTGGTACAAGTATTACACTTACAAGTGCAACGGGATTTTCTGGAACTGGAGGAACAATACTAGTAGATCAAGAATTAATTACATACACTGGAGTTAGCTCTAATGACCTTACAGGAATATCAAGAGGAGCATTAGGAACATCTACTGCTGCCCATAGCAACGGTGCTACAGTAACTGAGGTATCGAGTTTTATAGCATGGGGACAACAAACTACAACTTCATCTGTAATACTTGATCCAGGTAATTGGACTTTGGATAATTTTGGAGAAGTTTTAACTTGCACAATAAGAAACGGTAAAACATTTACTTGGGATCCAGGAGTCAGCAACCCTCTAAACAATAGAGCTGTTGTTATGACAAGTGCTCCAACAAAAAGTATATCTACTTTAGTGTCAGATCGAGACAGACATTTTATACATTTTGGTACTGAAACAATTGTTGGTCAAACTAGTAGTCAAGATCCTATGTTTATTAGATTTAGTGATCAAGAAAATTTTAATGTATACACTCCTACAGCTACGAATACGGCAGGAACATTTAGACTCGATACAGGAAATACAATAGTGACAGCTGTAAATGGTAAAGATTACGTTCTAATATTAACAGATCAAGCTGCTTACACTATGCAGTTTGTAGGACCACCTTTTACTTTTTCTATAAGACAAGTAGGTACTAACTGTGGTTGTATGGGACCTCACGCAGCAGTTTACTCAGATGGTAAAGTTTTTTGGATGGGTAATTCTGGAGGTTTCTTCGTGTTCGATGGTACAGTCAAATTATTGCCATCTTTGGTTGAAGATTTTGTATTTACAACAGATGGAGACAACCTAGGTATTAATTATGCATCAAATCAAATAGTTTTTGGTGCGCATAACTCATTATATAACGAGATAATATGGTTTTACCCTCAAGGGACACCGACCACCGGACCATCACAACAAATTGATAGGTCAGTAGTATATAACTATGTTGAGAATACTTGGTCAACAATGTCATTATCAAGGACAACATATGCAGATTCTGTAACTTATGCTAATCCGTATGCTACAGAATATGATTCAACAGCTGTACCACAATTCCCAGTGGTTAATGGAGTAACAAATACTTTTGGAGCAACAACTTATTTTGCTCACGAAACAGGAGTAAACAAAATAACTCTTGCAGGAACGGAAGAGTCTATAAACGCTTTTGTTCAATCAGGGGACTTTGATTTACCTGTAGATGGTGATGGACAATTTTTATTGAACATACGTAGATTTTTACCTGACTTTAAAAATTTATCTGGTAATGTTTCGATTACCATGGGTACAAAAGATTTTCCTATTGCTGGTAATTCAACAACAGTATCATTTGTTGTTAATTCTACGACATCAAAAATTGATACTAGAATAAGAGGTAGACTAGCTAATATAAAAATAGAAAATACTGCAGTTAATGACAATTGGAGATTCGGAACATTTAGAGCTGACGTATCACAAGATGGTATGAGATAATGGCAAAGATAACAGTATATATACCGGAACCTAAAGATGAATACGAAGCAGAAAACCAAAGACAAATTATACAATCACTTGATACAGTTAAGACTCAATTGAATACTACTTATCAAGTTGAATTAAAAAACGAAGAACAAGCATTTAATTTTTTTATATCATGACAATACAATACAAAAACGCAGGATTTTCTTTGGATACCACAAGTGTAAAAACTTTATTTACATGTCCAACAAGTGGTGTTGCTATTATAAAAAGTATATTAATTGCTAATGACCATAGTTCTGACGTAGCTGTAAAAGCTGCTATAAATGATGGAACTACTTATCAATTTTATCAAAAGACAATGACATCAGACAGCTCAGACGATGCTGTAAGTGGTGTGTTAAATTTAGAAGCAGGAGATGCAGTAACCGCTGAAGCAAATGTAAGCAATGTAGTAACTGGTGTTATTAATTATGCTCTTATAGATAGATCACAGGAAAATGGCTAGACAAAAATTTACGCACTTTGTACCAAGAGCTAAACCAAGAAAAAGACCCCGTAGGCATAAAAAAAGACTTTCCAAAAGTGAGAAGAGAGATTATAAGAAATACAATCGACAAGGACGGGCAAATAATGGCGGAAGACGATAAAAAATATACAATAGTAAATGGAGAGAAAGTTCCCGTGTACAATGCAAAGGTTGTGCAAACAATTAAAAATAAGAGAACTGGTAAAGTTTATAAATCTAAATCAGAGTTCGATCATGATGTAAGTAATCCTAGCACCGATACTACAGCAGATGATTTGCAACAGGATGTATCAATAGAGGTTGATTCTCTTCGAGTTTTTGGTAAAACCAAATAATGAATCCAATAGGTGGTACAGAATTACAAGTTGCATTGTTAAATAAAAACGTTGAAAAAAAACTCTTAGACAATTTTCAAATAACAACATCAATACCTGAAAAAATACCACTAGCTAAAGATAAAATTAATATTTTATGGTTACAGAATTCTTTCGATCAACCAAATTTACAACCCTGGTTCAAAAATAAAGATAATCATACTAAATATGATTGGTATGTATTTAATTCACATTGGTTATATGAAAAGTTTAGATATTTCTATAAGGTTCCTACAGAAAAATGCACAGTCATAAAGAATGCAATTGAAAATTTTCCAGAAAGAAAAATACATAAAAAGGGAGATCCTATAAAAATGATTTTTCATCCCACACCTTGGAGAGGTTTAAATGTTATTTTGGGTGCAATGCAGTTACTTAAAAATGATAATATTACATTAGATGTATATTCCTCAACAAAAATTTATGGCAATACATTTATGGATGCAAATGACGATCAATACAAATCTTTGTATGCACAAGCAGCTGAATTAAAAAATGTAAATTATAAAGGTTGGCATAGTAATGAATATATATGTGAACATATCACTGATTATCAAATATTTCCCTACTCAAATAACTGGGAAGAAACATCTTGTATATCTGCAATAGAAGCATTGGGTGCTGGTTTACATATGATCACAACAAATTATGGAGCTCTCTTTGAAACTTGTTCAGAATGGCCTGTATATGTTCAATATGATACCAATTACAAAAATATGGCAGAATGCTTTGCTTATGCAATAGATTCAGTTGTTGATTATTTACATCATGATAGATGTCAAGAACATTTACAATTACAACAAGATTTTTACAAAAGGTTTTATTCTTGGAATAAAAGAAGAATGGAATGGACTAATTTTTTAGAGGGAGTAAACGATGCAAAATCATGAACCAATATGGTTTAATAGAGAAGATAAAAAAACAAACACACCAAAATTTTCTGTATTTGTAGGCACACCTTGTCACTCAGATGTTTCAATTCATTACACTCAATCAGTTTTAGAATTACAAAAATATTGTTGGCACAATGGTATTAATTTAATGTTTCAGTTGTTTAAATCATCCCTAGTAACACAAGGTAGGAATTTATGTGTATCTGCTTTTCTACAAACTAAATGCACACACTTATTATTTATAGACTCTGACATTGCTTTTAAGCCAATAAGTTTACAACATTTATTGGATGCTGATAAAGATGTTATATCTGTGCCTTATCCACTTAAGGATATGTGTTGGGATAAAGGTTTAGAGTTAATAGAAAACGGACGTATAAAAAATACAGAAGATTTAAGAACACGAGCCTTCTACAGGTTTCCAATGAGAGTGCCAGATGCAAGTAATATTACTTTAGATAATCATGTTATTGAAATTACTCATGCTCCTACAGGGTTTATGTTAATTAAAAGAGAGGTGTTTGACACCCTTAAAAAAGAATATCCAGATAAAGAGATTTATCAAGATACTTTAATCAACGGTAAGCTACAAAAGACTAAGGAGATGTGGAATTTCTTTGATACTTTACACAATCCAGAGGACAAAACTTATATGGGGGAGGACTTTGCTTTTTGTAAGATTTGGAAGGAAACTGGTGGTAAATGCTATGCCTACGTAAACGATGAAATCACTCATGTAGGTGAACATTCATATTCAGGTAGATTTGGCGATGAGTTGATAAAGGACAAGTAAAATGGTAATATTGATCATTTAGATCTAAGGAGAATAATTTTTTATGGCTAATCCATTAGCAATAGCGGCTGCATTATACGGAGGATATCGAGGTTACAGACAAGCAAAAGATTCTGGTGC